GTTGGTAATTCAGCTGATTTGTGTATACCATATGTATCACCATATAGTTCGTACAGACTCACAGATGGCATTGGTAACATTGGTACTTTTTACCTTAATGTTTTAAATCCTTTGAAATCTGGACAATGTACATTCTCGGTGTATGCATGGTTTACTAACATATCAGTTGATTTACCATCTGGAAAAGAGAATTCTCTGTCAGCTTCTGGAGTTCTTTTGTCCGGTTTACGCCGTGCTATGAGAACTCTGGGTGTTGACAAAGTGAAGGAATCATTCCCTCTGACTACTGAATTCACTGGTCAAGTTGCTGGTGAAGATGAACAGAAGTCACAAGGAGTCATTTCTTCAACCGCTCATACTATTTCCCAGGTTGCTGACAGTATGAGTGGAATCCCTATAATTTCCGACATCGCTGCCCCCGTTTCGTGGGTGTCGAAAGCTATTGCAGGTGTTGCCGAGTATTTTGGATACTCGAAGTCACAGAATCTTTCGACTCCTACGAGATATGCGAATGTCCCGGGATATGGATGGACTAACGCATCTGGTGTTGATAGTAGTGTTGTATTGGCTTGCACCCAAGACAATTCTATTGAGCCTCGTGGAGACATGTTCGGCTCTAGTGTTGATGATATGGAGATAACTTACATTTGTAAACACAAGTGTTATGTTGACTCTTTTGACTTCGCCACTAATCAATCACCAGGTGAGTTACTCTATGCATTTCCTGTTACCCCAGGGTGGTGCCAGTTTGAAAACGAGGTGTTTCAGCCTACAGCAACAGCGTTTGTAGCATCTATGTTTAATTTCTGGCGGGGTGGTCTTAAGTATAAGATTCAAGCTGCCAAAACCGCTTATTATTCCGGTAGGATAAGAATTGTGTACTTGCCCGGCGCTGGCAACGCTGGCGTTGACGATGCCGAGCAAGCATATAATTGGGTATTGGATTTACGTAACTCTAGTGAAATAGAGTTTGTTATTCCATATAATAACATTTTGGAGTGGTCGGAAAGCAAATTGTCTAGCGGACCTGGCGCTGCTGGTTCAATAGGTACTATCCGTATAGAAGTGCTTAATGAACTGCGACGTCCTGAATCAGTTAATGCATCCATTGAATTCAATGTATGGATTGCTGGTGAGTCCGATTTGCAATTTGCAGTCCCAACATTCCAAAACTACGTACCTTCACTACCAGACGTGGGTGAACCTTTAGCAACAACTGTGGCTTCAAAGGATCCCGTCCTTAATACTATTGGAATATTAGGTGGTTTAACTGGTTTACCGAATGAGTTTTCACGCAGAGCGCTCGGTTTACCAGAACTTGAGACAGATTATAAAGGTCAGGTTCTTGGAAATTTCCAAGATACTGGTTTTAATGATATGTCTGACAAGTCCCCCATGTTCAAGATGTCGGGAAATGATATGGTATCTCCTTGCAAATTGAGCATTGGTGAACACGTATCAAATTTGCGTTATTTGACGCGCAGATTTGGTATAGCCCAAGCAAATACAACTTCAGCGACGGATTTATATCTTGAGTTGCCAAGTTATTATTTCGGTAAGGTTTACAACCCAGTCGATAATAACTTGTCAACTTATCGTATAACTCCCATTGATTATATCTCTTGGATCTATAGATTTTTCCGAGGTGGTATTCGTTGGAAGATATTAGCGCGATCTGATGGTATCGATCAAGGATATCAAGAGGCCGTGCTAGTAAACGACTTCGAGTCTACCCGGGAAATTTCTACAGTGACGAAAGCTATATTTGATGTAATCTTCGTTCAAGCTCAGTCTTTCTGGCATAGAGTTTATTCTATTTTAAATCCTGTACTAGAAGTGACTGTGCCTTTTTATAGTCAAACCCCTGTACGTCCAGTTGTAGGAAGTGACACAAAACAACCTCGTCTCTTAGATGATAATGCTGTTTTGTATCATTCTCATATAACTGGTACGTCCGGTGGGATTGATATTATGAAGGCTGCACACGATGATTTTTCGTTCGGTTGGCTTGTAGGGCCTCCCCAACTCCGACCCCGTGTACGACCAAACTTATCTGCGGGTACTCCTGCCACAAGCGTGTCCACTTCTGGACCGACATCAGGTATAACTTTCTTTGGCG